TAACATAGGCATCTCTATATACAGAACGTGTAACTTGTCCTGTCGTGCTTGTTTTTCTAACATTGAATGTAGCTGCAACAGTATTTGCTCCAGTTAAAGTAACATTCAAGTTTGCTGTTAGTGTTGTAGAACCAGATCCAACTGTTATTGGTCTATCTGTTCTTGATGTAAAATTTAATGGCATATATTGTGGGAAAAACAACATAGCATTTGCTGAAATTGCATTCATTGTAGTAGCGTTTGCTGATACAACAAGATATGTGTTGTTTGCAATACTAGCAATTTGAAATATTTCGTTTGCGCTGGTATTTGCTACCTTAATGTAATCACCAGCACGTAAGGTTGAAGCAAATGTTGTTGATGTACCAACAATGTAGTTATTTGTTGCTGTTACACCACCTGCTATATTTGAAGCAGCTTGTAAATTTGCAGTAGGTACAATTTGAATGTCAGTTGCTTGACTAGCTGAAAGTGTTGACAAAGCTGTGTAAGGGAATGTATTATCAGCCCCAGATAAAGTTATAGCAACACAACCAGCAGCATTGATTGTTAGAGATTCGTTTGTTGTTTTGAATATGTAACTGGTATTGTTTACAGTCTTTAGTGCTCCAATACCAGTATTAAATACGATTGATTTGTCTGTACCTTGTTTTAATACAGCTACGTTTGTTGCTGTGGTAGCATCTAATTCAAGAACAAGATCAGCTACACCATCAATTGTACCATCATAATAGATTGATTTCACGTCTCTGAAATTCTTACCAGCATTCATTGTAATGTCAAAAAGATAGACTTCAAAAACTGCAGTGGATGTTCCTACAACTCCAGAGCTATAAACTATTGAACGAATTCTTGCAGTACCAATTTCACTACCAGCTCCTGCAATAGTTGTTATTGAAGTATTTGAAACAGAACTTCTTGCAGTGTCTCTCAACGAAACAGAAGAACCTGACACCACGTTGAAAGAACCCATCAATTCTTTTACATAAACATACTGACCATAGTTAGCAGTAACGATTTGTGAGGAAAGATTTTTTGTGTCTGTTCCTCTGCGTAGATCAAGCTGTGTGTTATTAAGAGTTTCAATTCTGGATCCAGAAATATAAGCAGTTCCAGGATCAACTGTAGCTGTCAAATAAGTTGTATTTGGAAGTCCTGTTGAAGTTTCCTTTTCTTTTGTTCCAACATCAAAACGATCTAGAACATAATCTCCAGCAGATTCCTTCGTTCTACGTTCAAACTCTCTTGCAAGAGTGTTGTATACAGTTACTCTATTTTCTTTGTAAGGAGTACCTTCAGAGAATTCTACCAGTGGCAAGAAAGATAGATTAGCTTGGGCATTTGCTGTTGACATTACTACCAAATTGGCAGTCAGCTTCATTCTATTAGCACCAGGAGCTGTATAGTTAGGAGATCCTGTACTATTATCAAGCAGACTCGTATCTGCTGTACTTTCAACGATAGTTTCATCAGTAGTAAATCCTACTGATAGTTGATCTGGTACACTTGAATATTTGTCAACAACAATTACTTGAGGATCAACTTTAACAAATGTACCTTTTTGATACACAATACCGTCTGTTACAGCAAAAGCATATCCATTACCAACAGGAGCAGTAAACGAATTGTTTGCTACGGTAATCTGATCAAGATAGTTAAGTGCTGACAACGAAAGAGTATCAACAGGACCTGTTGTGTTTGCTGTTTTAATTGTTGTATGGGGAATAACAACATACCCGTTACCACCTGTTGTTACTTCAATACTCTGAACAATACCTTGGCTATCTGTTAAAACAAGTCCAACTGCACCACTACCTACAATAGAAGCAACATTGGCTGTAGCAGAGGAAGTGTTACCAACCACACTATAACCAGTGTTGAATGTCCAAGCAGTGCTGTTTACACTGTTGTTGGTCAAATGAACTGTCAGCGGTTTAATTTTCAGAGTGGTTGTTGCTGCAATAGCTGTAGTGTTTACTTCAAGGATCTGAGCTTTTGCACCAGTTGTTGATTGTGTAATAACTTCGTTTGTAGCAAACGAACCACTTACGTTTGCTAGCGTTATAGCACTAAGGAATACTAATGTATCTGTGTTTGCAAACCCTGTGGCTCCGTTGAAAACGGTAACACTGAATACAGGATTATTAACATCATAAACAGTCAAGGTTTCGTTGTTTGCATAACCTTGAGCAGAATTTGAGGAACCGGAATTTAGGTATCTAACATACAAAGTGTTCAAATCAGGATCACGTGACTCGAGACCTGATTTATAGTTTACAACCTTAGATATAAGGTTTGAAGAATTCTTTAGATAATATTGGCTGTATGATACCAAATCAACAGGTTGACCTGATGAATTTGTGTCGTTAATTTTGATGTAGGGATAAACTGGAATATATTCAAAGTTTACACCGCTAATAATAGTACCATTTTTGAAAACGTGGTTACCAAATCTCTCGATCTGGTTTTGCATAATTGACTGAAGTTGGTTTAGTTCCCTAGTTTGAACAGCAACACTGGGTCTAAAAAGAATTCTGTAGAATTCTTTGTCTTCGTCAAAATCGTCAAAATATGGCGATACGTTTAATTGTGTTTCTAATGGCATATTATCCTCTTAAAACTTCAGCACTATTTTGATAGTTTCTGTTTGAGTATTTGATCTTGAAATTGGATCTATATTCTCTATGTATATGATGTCTCCAGCATTTTTCACCAAATCAGGGGGAGTGTAACCTGTCACGTTTGCTTGGGCTGCTGATGTATTTCCAACAATTGGTTGACCAACATTGAAAACCCCTTTTACATTTGTCAGACTCAAATAAGTTGCATTATTACTATGGAACACACCATTTGCTAATGCTGCATTGTTTTGATAAACAGGCTCATCTGTCTGAAAGGTACCAGAAAGATAACCTACAACATACCTTGATCTTTGATCAAACGTGTTGAAATCTTTAGACATATTATTTATATCAAAAGAAATCACGTTAGCTGAGGCCGCTGATGTACCTCCAGTCACTACTTTTCCTGTCTGGAATGTGCCAAAAGCATTCGTAATAGCCAAAGTGGCACCAACAATACTTGTCACAACTCCATAAGCATTGCTTGTATTTTGGGTTATTGTTTCCCCTGGCGTAAATGTTCCTGATATTGAAGCAGCGTTCAATGAAAATGTGACGTTGGCAAACAATGGATCTTTAATAATACCAACTGTTCTAAAATCGTTTTGAGTTGGAATATTACCACTTTCCGTATTTGCAAAAGAAACACCTATTCCAACAGCTGTTGCTCCTAATTCTTTATAGGCGTCATATCCATGGCCACCAGGAGGAGCAATTGAAGGTAATAGAACTGCTGCGTTAGAAACACCACTTGTATTCCCGCTGATGGTTAATGTAGCGTACGAATAATTAGTTCCTCTGTTAACAACCTCAACCTTATACATTGAATTACCAGAAACAGAGTTTACTAATCCGCGTGCTACCGCGCCTGATCCATCACCACTAACTGAAATTAGCGGTCCAATCTCATACTGGCTTGTCGATGTTAATGTGGTTGTAAAGGCAGAATTAACAGTTATTCTTCTGTATGTACCGTTGTAAGCTTCAATTCTACGAATTTGTCCTTGCCCTGAACCACCTGTTATGTAAATTGCACTTTGATTATAAAAGTTATCTGAGGTGTTGGCAGAGGATGAAAGAGTATACAGTAACGGGTCACCATTAATGGCAATATCTCCAGCTGCAAACTGACCTGCTAAGAAAGTATCATAATTGCTACCTTCTGTATCCACATTAATAATATCAATAGAACCAGGTACAGCATTGCCTGAAACTTGTGTGTTAGCTACAACTGGCATCCAATGTTCTGTTGTGAATTTGTTCCAAACAGAAGAAGAAACCGAGTACATATACTTCCAAACATAATTATCAGCTGTACTATAATATTCATCTGACGGAGACGTATCAGCTAATGTTGGTTGATATGTTGAAGGAAGGCCTCCAGCATTATCCAAACATTTAAATATATTATATTGAGAAGATGCGTTGACAGCAACATAGAAGTTATTTCCAAATACTACACTATTAGATGTATAATGATCGTAAACAGTATTTGATACCCACTCTACTTTAGGTATTAGTAGTGCAACATCGCTGTCGTTAACTTTTTTACCAAATACCATATCATCAAAAGAATCTAACAATGTATCTTGTAGGCTATCAGCTGGTTGTGGAATTGTTCCATTAGCATAGCTTGTGTGCTTTCCAGCAAACACATAATATACAGTGTTAGACTGTTCAGTAATAGATTCCTTTAGCTGTTGAGCTAAGTGAGTTCTGAATCCTGTAGGTAGAAGATATTTACTCATGTGGATATTTCTGCGCTTTGAGTTGTAATAATTGAATTAGCTATTTCTGATTGCAGTACGTAGTTTCCAAACATTTTTGTTCCTGCTACGTGTATTAATTGTTTCAATACATTGCTATATTGGTCAAAAGGTATTTTTGATTGAATTACATACGAAAAATCTTGATAATATTCTCCATCATACAGATATTTATCAGAGCTCAAGAACCCTTTGTTTGATTC